TTAGCGCACCGTATAGGTACAGGTCGGGGCTTTCTGTAAGCAACCAGTTCGTTGTGTTACTGTCAGACAGCGCTGGAATCTTGGCGTAGTAGAGAAGTTCCGATGAATAACTGGCGTCCGGAGCCGGAACTACCTGAAACTGCTGGCCGACTACTGTGTAGAATAGCGGCTGCTGCCCGGCGCTGTAGACCATGCTTTCTTCAAGCGCTTGCTCGGGCGTGACGAACAGCAGCGGAGTTACCGGGTTCGTGTTGAGTTGGAACCGGATCGTCTGTAGCCAGTCCGCCGGTACGTTAGTGTATGCGTCCGCGACCGTAGACGTAAGCCGTGCCACCATTTTGCGATGGCGCACAGTCCGATTGAACTGCGCTTCCGCTAGAGTGATAAAGTCAGAGATGGTGCTAGTCAGATCGTCCCGGTTCAGCCAATCTGCGACGGCCGACTTCAGTTCTGCGTAAGTCGTGATTGCCATCAGATCGTCCCCGGTCGTACACGCCACATAGCATTGGCGGGATCATTGAGCCACTTCACGAGTTCCTGCTGATCGTCCAGGATACCCTTGCGTTGTAACTCCATGTAGACCGTCATCGGAATGCGGCCTACGTGCGTCATGTCGCCCCAGCGTTTCGGAGCGGCATCAAACGCCTCGCGATTGTAATCGACGATGCCAGTGACATCCTGTTCTTTTACAATGACAGCGTCATCGTTGGTGCCGTCGTAGTCAAGGTAGGTGTTGATGCCGGTGTCGGCGTCACTGGAAATAAGGCGCTTTGACATAGGATTGTCCTTGAAGGTTAGGGGGCAAGCCTAAACCCGCCCCCACCCCTCTGTCAATTAGGCCGTGGTAAGGTCGGCCGCGATGCCGTGAGCGGCTTCGTTCGAGACCTTCAGACCATACTCAACCAGCATCAGACGCTTCTCAGCGTCGCCGGTCTTGGCCAGTTCCATCTGCTGGATCGGACGCAGAATCGCCAGCGAAGCGTAATCGGGGTCGATCACGAAAGCGTCACGAGCGCGCTGGAAGCGGTTCGGGACAATGCTGACAGTGCCGAAGTCCGACACGTACACGTCGGCGGCGCCGACGATCTGGGCCTGCTGGCCGGCCGGGACATCACGGAAGCGGGTCGCGATGCCGGTGAAGGCCGAGGCAGCCTGCTTGTTGAACGCGCCAACCATCAGCATCTTCGGCGTACCGCCCGAAGTCCAAACCTTCTGGATCACGTCCTTCAGGATGGTTTCGGTAAACGCACGCTGCGTACCGTCGGTACGGGCCGAGATACCGGCGTTGCCGGCGCCAACAGCGTTAGCGTTGGTCTTGAGCCACGCGGGCAGACCAGCGGTACGGCGGGCGGTGGTGGTGTTACCGGCAACCGGCGACTGGTTGGCGAGCAGGGCGCTTTCCATGTCGCGCTTCAGTTCCGAACCCAGCTTGGCAAGCTGATAGGTCAGTTCCGAACGACGGCCGGCCTTGTCCAGAGCTTCGAGCGTACCCGAGATCACGACGTTCTTGGTCGAAATCTGCGTGTAGTTACCAACGCGGCTGGTCGGGTTGACGGCGGTGAACGAACCAACGTCATCGCCTTCCAGCGCAGCGTTTGCATCGGTAGCAGCGGCCAGGCTGTCGGTCTGCCATTCGAAGTAGGTGTTCTTGACGTTCTCGCGGCCGATGTTCGAGATGAACGGGGTTTCTTCCGGCGAGATGTTGTAGATCACATTCGACAGGTCTTCACGGATACCGATAGCCGAATAGCGGGTGAAAGTATTTGCAACAATAGCCATTAGTAAATTCCTCTTAGATGAGTTTGTCCAAAAGCGCAGCCGCATCTGATATACGGCCAGTACGCACGAGGCGCTGCGACGCTCTCTTTACTTCGGTCGAACCCGTCTTGACTTGCGTACCGCTACTGCCGGGCTTTACAATTCGCGCCACCTTCTTGGTTGCCGGCGCTTTCGATTCAGCCACAGTCTTAGTACCCTTATCAAACAGCATGGCTTTGCGGAGAATAGCGATGTGCGACGCCTGTTGCAGCGAATTCACATCCTGTTCCGTCAAGCCCTGCGACAATGCCCATTTGCGAAGATCGTTGACTTCCCGTGTCAGCACTTCCTGGTTCTTCCACTCAGGGATTACTTCAGGTAGTTTGGCACGTTCGGCCTCGATAAACGCAGCCATTGCACGCTGCTGTTCCTTGGCGTTTTCCTGTGCGAGACGCTGCTGCTCGGCGTTGATGGCCTGGAGCTTTTGCGTTTGTTCCTCACGGGACTTCCGCCAATGACGTTCCAACCGCGCTGCCTCAATGGGGTCTTCTTCATAAAGACTATCCCAATCAGGCTCCGCAGCAGCATTCTGTTCTAACTGCTGACGCAGTGCGGGCAGAAGCTGCTCGTATTGAGCGCGTTCGTTGCGGATCGATTCTACTTCGGCCTGGAGCGTCTTGCGCTCATTGGCCAGAGCGGTCACTTTCCGCGTATAATCCGCCGTCCTTGAATACCCATTCCGAAGTTCGGCTAGGGTGACTTCCATCTCCTCGCCATCGACTTTTACCTTGATGGTCAGGTCTTCCGAAAGTTCCTGCGTTACTTCTTCATCTGTATCTTCGTCCGTCGGTTCCGAGTCTTCAGCATCGAGTTCTTCTTCAACTTGCCCGTCGGCTTCGTTGTCGTCGTACTCTTCTACTTCAGCCTCTTCACCCATCTCTGGGTCTAGCGCCTCAGTCTCTTGGTTGTCCTCTTCAGGGCCGAGAAGTTTACTGATGGCAAGAGTTGCTTCGTGAAGTCCGATCCCAGTATCGGGGTTGCCGTCTTCAGTGGCCATATATCACCTTTTAGCTGCGATGTTAACTCCTCAATGCAATAGTACCGTCATCGAGGATTGCCCGGAGTCGGGCTTTCAAACGCTCAAGGCATTTGAGCGTGAGAAATAAATCAGTGCGCTCGTCATAGTTGTTGACGCCGGTTAGCTTCCACTCGTCGAATATATCTTTTTCGATGCGGTCGAAACACTCAATGAGCAATTCGTCCTCAAGCAAACGCTTGGCGTGATTACCGCGATCTACGAGTTTCTGTCTGTCTGTCATGCGCTTGGTGTACTAGGCGGGAGAAGAAAAGGGAATGGTGAATTTGCCGGCATCTGCGGCTGGGCGGCCTGGTTAAAGAAGTTCCACTCCGGACCCGCGGCATAAGTTTCGTAGTCGCCGGTAAACGGCTGGAACTGACCCCGGCCGAAAGTCGGCACGGCACCGAAGGTCGGAGTATACGGCACTGCCGTACCCGCACCGCCGCCTTGGCCAACGCCAAGCGCATCCAAGATGCCGCTACCAAGCGTGTAGTAGCGCATGATGTCGCGCAGGAAATTATCCTGCGGCATTTCGGTTTTCGGAACGGTAACTTCGGGCGGTGTAACTAAGGTCGGCCCAAAAATGCTGCCGATAGAGGCGATATCAGTCAGCGGTGGCAGAGACGGGGGTGTTACCTGTGGGGCCTCGACGACGATTTCTTCTGGCAACGGTTGCTCTACCGGCATTTGCGGTGCCGTAGGCGTAGGCACCGAAAGTATTGGCGCAACAGTTCCAGCGCCGGCAAGGGCGCCCGTCAGCGGGGGTTGCGGCGGTGCGCCCTGAACAACGATCTCGTCGGGGAGCGCCTGCTCTGGTTGTTGTGTTAACTGATCGCCGTAGTTAGTCCCGCTAGGCTGAAAGCCGCCAAGCGTTGAAGAAAGACCGCCCAGCGCGCCCGCGCCGCCCAGTAGGGCAGCCGTGCCGCCGAGGCCAAGACCCGCCGAGGGGGTGCCGAGTACAACAATTTCACCCAGCGCAGGTGCGAGTGACGCGAGGCCCCCGCCCGCTGCGGCGCCACCGGCAGCAGCCCCGCCTGCGCCCGCTGCACCAGCACCAGCGCCTGCGCCTGCACCAGCGCCTGCACCAGTGCTGCCAGCCGCAGCCCCACCACCCGCACCTGCGCCCAACGCGCTGAGACCAAAAGCAAGCCCAGCGATACCGGCCATCGGCAACAACATGCTGCCCAGGCTACCGGCGTTTGATCGGGTGAAAAGCTGGGTGCCCGGCGTGTAGTTACCCGAAGCGTCGGCCTGATACAGCGCCCAGTTATTCCGGTCCTGCGACAGTTGGACGAGCTTCTGCATCTCCTCCGGAGTGCTGGCGCGGGCGATGACGTTCTTCCCGCTCTCATCCGTCATCACGTACTGCTGGCCCGGCTGGAAGACGAGAGGCGCGGCATTTTGATAGGTCCAGCCGCCCTGTCCGTTCGGCACACCGATCTGGTTGCCGGTGTCGAAACGGAAGAGCATGTTCGGATCGTAGGCCGGGCCGGGATCGCTGAGAATGTTGAGCGGAGCCGTGCTAATCATGCTCGGGTTCCACCCGCCCAGATCGACTTCCGGAACGCTCGGCTCGGGCTGCACGGGCTGCGGCGTCGGCAGAGTGTAGACCGGCTCTGCGGGAACGGGTTCGGCCACTGTCGGAAGAAGCGTGGGCGGCGAATACACCGGCTCCGCCGCTACGGGTTCGGCAGTGATGGGCTGCTCAGTGGGAGGCGCGGCTTCCGGGTCGGTTACGGAAACATAGTCGGGTCCGCCGCCCAACAGTAGGTGGTCGAAAAAATTAAAATTGCCGTAAGGGCTGCCGTAATAATCTTCGAACATTACATCATCCCTTCAGGCGGCATAGGGGTCTGTTCGGGGGCGGGCGCAGCCTGAGCGGCCTGCGCGGCTTGGACGGCGGCTGTCGCCACAGCGCGCTGTGTCTCAGCCTGCTGGCGCATAGCGTCCCTGTCACGCTGCATAGCGGCTTCAATTCGCGCGGTATTGACTTGCGCGCCGTACTTGGCTTCGATCTCCGCAGCCTTAATCATCACATCGGCGTCGATCTTATCGCGTTCGCGGTCGTCTTTACGCAGCATCTCTTCGCGCTGAAGCTCAAGTTCTGCGGCCTTTTTCTGGATGTCGGCCTGGATGGCCTGCACCTGAACCTGCGCCAGAATTTGCTCAGGCGACGGAGGGGGCGGAGGCGGGGGTGGCGGGGGCGGACTAAGCGCGGGGTTCTTGAAGAACGTGTCTGCGTCCTTAAACCCGGCCATTGCCAGCATCTGCGCCAAGGTGTTGCGATACTGCGACAAGTCAACCAGCGGGTTGTTGTCAACCCCGCCCTGCTGGATCAGCATCTCCTGCTTGGCCGCGATCTGACCGAGGAAGTTCATCTTCTCTTCGGTCGTGCCCGAACCAAGCGCCACGTTGACCACTACGTCCATGTTCGAGTTCCAGACGCGCGGATCAATCGGCACGAACTGGTTACGCAGACGCACCATGCGCGGTGCATCCTGATACATAGTGATGAGTTTCAGTGCCTTTTCGAACAGCACTTTCATGCCCGTCTCGGCGAAGATGCGGCAGATCAGTTCAATGTGCTGCTGTGCGGCCGTGATGGTCGCCGCAACGGCGGCGCGGGTCGATGACTGAAGTGCGTCGGCGTCCAGTCCCGCGGCGGCTTTGCTGATGCCCGTGCGGTTCTCACGCAGT